TTAAAAGTCGGAAGCTCTTTTCCGGCTATGCCTTAGTGTATTTTTCTTCTTTCGAAGATGTAATTCAATCATCCAATTAGCCCATTCATCCGTCCCGTAAGCCGGAATATTGAACCACTCTTTTTCTGCTAATTCCGGAAGAAGACAGACAATCCGTTCCAACTCATTCCGAAACCTGAAAATATCATCTTCTTTTAATTTTACAGAGTAATGCTTCCTACACTCTTTCAATCCAGGAAAACTTTGAAGCAACTCCATAATTTCAGAAAAAGCAGAAGAGTTTCCCTTATCTATTTTCAATGTGAGCTCAGACATGTTCCTTTACTTTTTTGCTGTAGTTTGTATTCAAGTAAAGCATTCTCTTGTTCTAATGCGCTCACTCGACTTTCCGCTTTTTTTAATTGCCTCCGGAGTGAAGCTATTATTTTGTCTTTATCATCCATAAGTTGATTATTAAATTTATATATTCTATACTCCTCATCTATGAGACTTATATTTTAAAAAAAAGAATACATGCAAACTATTGAATATCATATCACAAAGTCATTTGATAAAAAAGCAGGAATAATGCATCATATTATTAGTTGTAATGGGAAAACCATATACAATTTAGAATTCAAATTTTCTACTAGTAATACTCCTTTTTCTCCTGTTGATTATCTTGAAGCTGCACTAAATGGTTCTCAAATAAATATTGTCTCTCAATATCACAACGAACTTAATAATATTGCTTTTGAACTACATTTATTAAAAACAAGCACTGATAATTCCTCAAAAAGCTTGTCTCTCATATCAAGATTAAAAATCTTATTAAGCAAATTGTTATTCAGACATACTTAAACGCAATGCATTTATTACGATTATGAATATCTTTATCTTTTGCATATCCAAATATCTATCCTATAAGATGTTATTTAAACAACACTAAAGCAGCTGATATACTATTTGCAATAGAAGTTATAGTATTTATTGTTTCCAATTTTGATGGCTCTATATCTTTCGATAATTTGAAAAGCTCCAAATTTAGTTTTTCTAAATTTGCTCGAAGAAGTTCTTCCTGAGCAGCAAAACCTCCATGATTAAAGAAATCGTATATTTCAACATTTAATTTGACAATACAACCATTCATATAGTTTTTACAAGAGATAAGCCCTAATTTTTCAAAATGCCTTAAAATCATACTTGTAATATCATCACTTATTCCCTCTTGCACATATAAATCATGAAAATCAATATTAATATTTACTTTTTCTTGAGCTATCAAATAGCTAAGAAATTTGTCCTTAATTGCCGGTGTTACCATTTTCAATCTTCTTTACTAATTTGGTACGTCTATTTTCTATATATTCAACTCTTTTAGATATTTCAGTATATCTGGGATGTTTTTTTAAGTTATTGAGACTTATAGGTATCTTATCGATTTGTATATCCCAATCATCAACTATAGAGTTTTTTATAAACTTTTGTTCTAATTCCTCCACTATATTTTCCATACAATTCAAACTAGGTTCAATAGCAGAATGTCGTATAGATCCTAATCCCCAATATAAAGCATCAATAAAATTTTTATAAGCTTCCATTGGTTTCTCCTCCAAAATTGTAAAGCCCTGAATAAAAGCCGCAAACGAATAAAGATCATTAAATTTACTCTCTGCAGATTTTATTTTATCATCAAACTCTGCTTTCAATAAATTAAAATTCTCAATTTTTGCATCAATATTCCCTATGGTTTTATAGGCTTCCTTTATATCGGTATCAAGTTTATTCTGTCTATCTCTAATATCATCCATTAATCTTCTTGCTTCGATAGAATTATAGATTTGTGCACCAACCACAATAGTAGCACAAGCCCCTATAAAAGATGCTATAATACCAATAAATGTATCATTAGAAATTGTTATATCTATCCGAAGAAAAGTTATTATCAATGCTATTATAGAGAACACTAATGCCAAAAATGAAACCCAATTATTCTTCATAATCTACGATTTATAGTTTAGTTATTATTTCCTTGTAAAAGCATAAACCAATAGTACAACATCTACAAGTAGTACCATAATTGCTCCCCATATTGGCGCATAATAAGCCCCTATAAAAGAAGAAAGTACAAATAATATACTCACTACACGTATCGGTTTATTACCGGAATCCACTAGTTTTTGAGACTGAATCAGCTCTTCTGCTATTTCATTACCCAAGTACTTATTTTTTATTTTATGGATATCATTTGTCATTATCCACAATTTGATAAAAAGAACAATTTGTAGTATGCCAAATATAAATCCGACAATTGCTGCTATATACAGATATTCTTCCATATTAAATTTATTCCTCTTTAACTACAATATCACATCTGCAACTACATGTTGTTTTACAATCCACAAACCGCGAACCTGTTCAATGTCAATATCGAAGTCGTCATGATTTTCTCGATCTATAGATCTGGCTATCCAAAAACGTTTAGCCAAAGAAGGATCACTATGACGACGCAAAATCTTTATATGACCATGATAGTCTCCGGTCTGCTTATCTTCGACAACAATTCCAAAAACATTTCCAAAAGGAATTTGATTAGGAAACTCTTTTTCAAAACTAAAACGTTTCAAAGCAATCCAACAACCGGATGGATAGGCAGGAGCCATCGAATTACCCGCTACTTGGGCAATCGCTTCACAATCCTTACAATCTGGTAAATACCAAAATCGTTTTACCGCGTCTGTACTTCCTAATAACTCTGCATTTCCTCCAGAGAACTTAAAATCGACCTCCGGCAATAACTTTAATCCTTTCTCCATAGCGTCTTTATATTCTGTTTCGGTACTAATTACTACATTAGAATCAGACAACTCCAATTCTTTCTTATCAAAATAATCTATTATAATATTTGCATTTGCCAAAGTCGGTCTTGTATTTCCATTCCTATAGTTACCTATAGAAGCTTCTGTTATACCTGTATCTTTAGCTACTCTATAATTCGATAGAGTTGAATTTGCTATCAACTCTATTGCTTTTTGTACTATTTCATCCTTACTTAGCTGCATACTTAAATATTTTAGTATATTTGTAAAAACATCCAATATTTACAGTCATGATCAAAAAGATTATATCAATTTACATTCGGTACAAACTTGTAAAAATGTTCCTGAAAGACATTTCATATAGCGATTTCAATGAAGATGCTATATTTATACAATGCTTGGTCATCTTTATCTTAACAGGGAAATACCAATATAAAGATCATAGAAAGTCAAACACTTAATGAGCATGAGCAACATTACGTATTTCAAACTCTTCATTATCTACTGATGGCAATATGACAGGTACAGAAAATCTAATACTTGTCATAATATTATTTTTACCCTCCTGCTTATTTGACAATTCTCCACCTATACCAATATTAGACAACAATACTGCAATCTTTCCTTTACCAGACATACTTGATTCTTCTGTTGATTCTTCCCCCAATACAGCTTCAAAATCAACTACTTGAACATGATGTATTTTCCCTTTAATATTTACTCTATTTCCTGGTATTCCCGCATCTCTCGGACTTATAATAGCTCCTTCCGCACTACATACATCTTGAGCCTCTTTAACCCCTTGAACTATATCCAAAAGCGTATCCCGAACGAAATCTTTTAACTTCATAAGTTTTAAATATTCTTAATCACTATAATATTTTAGTATAAAATATCGGATACTAAAATATTAAAGTATATATTTGCACTTGTAATTAATTCTATATTCAAAGATAAGGATAAAAGGATATATAAAATAATGTAAGGAGGTAAAAATGGAAAAATTAGTCCTACAAAGTCATAAAGCAGATAATCTTTCTTTCCGGGAAATTTATGACAGCATGGATAGAAGGGCTTTCGTAAAACGGATCGCGACCGTTACGAAGCGCTCCGAATCAGCAGTCTATAATTGGATATCAGGAAAGTACAAACCGGATGCTTTGGCTCAAGAAAAAATAGAAGAAGAATTAGGTATCACAGCTGCTATTCTTTTTCCAGATGAAGAGGAGGTGAAATTATGCGCGCAATAGAATTTTATACTACACCAGAAGGTGAAGTTACGATTAAGGAACAAGATCAAGGTGAACGAACTCTAAAAGAATCTGATACAGAATTCATTCAACGATTTCTTGAAGTTCTTGAAGAATTCTATCCGGAAGCATATACCGCATTAAGAAACTACTATGCTAAGTATAACGGAAATAAGCGATATCGGGATTTCTTAGCAGTTCGAAGATTCATAAAATGTAATTTCGGACTATATGATAACATGATAGATATCGATGAAAATTGGAACTTCAGATTTGAGTTTGTTGGCTGTCCTCTCCGGGGAGAATGTAAAGGATTTAATGTTATATGTAATCCAAAATTCAATAGTGCGTTAAGTGACAGCCAGTTGCGAGTAATGGAATTATGTTACCGAGGTAAAAAAGATGAAGAGATTGCAGAAATGCTCTTTATATCAACCCATACGGTAAGGAATCATCGGAAGAATAGTTTCCGGAAACTCTCTATACACTCCATGTCGGAGTTTATGCGATACGCAAATGATAAAAATCTTTTCAAAAGCGAATAATTAATAACTAAGCAAGGCATTCCCAGGTAAGGCGTTACAGGGTGTTTACACAAAAAATCCGACTCGAAATCTCTACATCCCAAAGTATTAATCGTAAACGGCATTGCTTAATGGAAGAAATAAACTTACAAAAAATAGTAACCGCCAGTATCAAAATAGGTACAATTGCGACACTGAAAGGTTTAGGCCTCCTTTCCGAAATAGTGATGGCCGCTGATGCTGAACGGGAATATTCAAAGAAACTGGTAAAAGAATGGAGGGAAAAAGGCTGGATCACCGGCTACCCAACAGGAAACTCTCAACGCGGGAAGTATTACTTCAAACGCTCAGAATTAGAAACCGCAAGCGCAATGGACGATATCGGCAACGCACTTCCGGCCAATAAGATTTTCAAAAACTTATTCTGATAACAAATATGAAAGATTTGAAACTCGGGAAATTCCTGAGGTGGGGATTGTACACCCTATTTGGTACGTTCTCAATCATCGGATTTATAGCTATTTGTCTGGGATATTATCTACATATCATAACGACATTAGGCTGTATAACGATGGCGAGCACAATCAAAAAACATTGGTAACTAACATTTTAAACGATAAAATCATGGCAAGTCAAGTTCAATTAAAAGTTGCTGATATCAATCAGCTCAATCCGATAATGATAGCGGATGATTCAAGAGTAGAACAAAAATTCATCCAAATGTACAATGCAATATGGGGTACTGATATGGGTGCTCAAATCTATGAGAAAGAGAAATTCAACTTCCGGAAAATCTTGCAAGACAGCCCTATGTTGCAACAATGTTCTAAACTATCTCTATACGGTTGCTTCCTGGATATCGCTGTCAACGGACTATCTTTGGATCCTACTGGTCGTCCTCATTGTTATATCCTACCCCGCAATACAAAAACAGGATATAAGGATCAGAAAGGGAATGATATATACGAACAACGAGCCTATCTATCCATCACCGGTTATGGAGAATTGGTAATGCGCCAACGTGCCGGACAAGTTCGTTACGTTGATAATCCAGTCGTATGTTACGAAGGAGACACTTTCTCCCCCGGATTAATTGAAGGTAAAAAGACAATCACTTATCAAGCAGCTTGCCCCAGAAAATCAAATCGGGTAATCGGTGGTTTTATCCGCATAGTACGGGCTGACGGAACCATCGACTGGAGTTGGATGATGGAAGGCGATATAAAACGGCTGGAATCCTATAGCCTAAAAAACAATTTACGCTGGAATCCACAAACAAGGCAAAAGGAAGGGAAAGCAAATTCGCTTTATTCGTCATGTGAAGGAGGAATAGATCCCGGATTCTTGGAAAGTAAATTGATCAAACACGCATTTGATGGCTATCCTAAAGTAAGAACTGGGAAATTTACCATTTTCGAAACACAAGAAGAAACTCAGGAAATTGACTATGGACTGGATGAGCCTACAGAAGTACCTATAGAGGCCCAACAAGCACTACCACCTCAACCGATAGACAATTTACAAGGTTTTGGAGATCAACAAGCACAAATGGAAACATCTTCTGCCCAAGGTATAACTGTACAAATAAGCCAAGAAGACGATGAAGCCGGTTTCTAAAAATCTGATTCCAACAATAAAAAAACTATGTCAAACCCTCAAAGAATTATCAAAATGGACACACAGAACAATCATCAACTCATTAAAGTGGAGGAGTTCAGTAATATCATGCAATCAGCTCCGGCCATCTTGCAACGTAACCAAACATCGGTATCAGCTTGTAATCAGGCTGGACAAGCACTGTTGGACACCATTGAAGCGGCAGGAGGTATTAACTCGGATGAACTTGATACATCGGTCGCAGAGTATCTGGCGAAGACGAAAATAACAGTTGATAATATGAATAAACGTCGAAAGGTTCTTACTCAATTACTGACAAACGTCAGCAAATCCTTTACCTCATTGGAAGCTGCTATCGACGTTAAATCATCCTCGACTATTCCATACCGACTACAGCAGGCCAGGAATAAATACGCTGCTAAAAAGTTGGAGGAACAAAAACGCAGAGAAGAAGAAGCACGGATAAAACAAATGCAAGAAAACGAAAAGGCACAATATCGGTCTGATATCTCTTTATTGCTCGAAAATACATATAATGACTATGTAAATAAGCATATCACATTCTTAAATGGATTAGTTGGTCGATGTACATTATCCAATTATGATCATACAGTCCGCCAAATAACGGAAGCTAATACAACATTTATATGGTCTGACTTCGTTCAACATGTAAAAGATAATTTCAAAACTTTTCATCTTACAGCTGAAATCAGACAAGGTATAAAGAATGAAATTGCTTCTCAAAAAAGAAAAGAATTCACTCAAAGATACGCTTTCGAGATCGGCGAACTAAAGCAATCGCTCATAGACCGGTTCCCTTCTCTCAGAAAACAACTTGAGGAGCAAGAATTCCTTCGTCAAACCAATCTTGCAGAAGCTACACGGATCGAGGAAGAACGGAAATTGAAAGCTGCAGAAGAGCAACGCAAACAAGAGGAAGAAAAGAGACGACGCGATGAAGAAGCACGAGCAAAAGCAGAAGCTGAGAAAGCGGCAGCAGAGGTACAGGCGGCTTTTGACTTTAGTGCGGCCAATGCCGTTTCCCCTGCTCCAAAAGCCAAGATAAAGAAGAAGATACAAATTACGAATCCACAAGGTTTCTTGCAGGTTTATCAAATGTGGTTTACACGCGAAGGTATTAATCTAAGCATGGAAGATTTGGAAAAGGTCCATAAAAAAATGATCTCGTATTGTGAAAAAGTAGCCAACAAGGATGGCGAAATGATACAATCAGGATTTGTAAAATACATTGATGACGTAACAGCCAAATAATCCAGCGTATGACAAAGCTCTATTTATTTTCATGGATAAACTTCGGGAAATACCGGACACGTCCTTCAAAGTTAAAAGACATCCTTGATACAAGCGAAGGAAGAGATTGGTTCAGATGGATAAAAGATCATTCTTTCAATTTTGAATTTGATCATACAGTACTCGAATATTTAGAACTACAAGAAGAAAATGCAAGATACGTATTACCAAAGGTCGGAAGTTAGTAACTCAGACCTGACAGAACTAAAAAATATCCTTTATCCCCGTACCCAATACGGGGATAAGGAAAAAGCCTTCAAATTCGGAAGTTTAATTGATGCTATGATAACCGAACCGGAGCGCGTAAGATACGACAAACTAATGGTTGATGAAGTATTATACTCATCAGAAGACTTTGAATTAGCAGAGGCTATGAAAAAAGCTTTTAGAGCTGAAGCCATGAAAGATCCTCTGCTTCGATACGCATTAGAACGATCTGACAAACAACGGTTCATGGTAAATCACGCACAACCATTTCAATACGGAAATTTCGAATATACACTCGACACCCGATGCAAATGGGACTTTTGGTTTTCTGCCATGGGTTTTGGGGGTGACCTGAAAAGTACCTTCGCCACCTCTCAAAAACAATTCGAAGAGGCGGTCGACTTTTTTGACTGGGACCGGTCGAGGGCCTGGTACATGGATATCGCCGGTAGCCGGCAAGACTTCATCGTCGGTATCAGCAAAAAGAATTTAAAAGTATTCAAAGTAATGATTTCAAGAGATGACAAGATTTACAAACAAGGCAAAGAGAAATACGAGGAACTCGCCTTCCGATGGTGGATGCTATTCGGATGAATCCGATTGTATCAACAGTACACCCCATTTTCCAAAATTACGCAGCATCTTCAATAAAATCAGACAAGATTCCAGGAGATGGATTATCGATCTATTTTCAGAAAAATGTCCACAATGTGGATCTCCTATGAAAATCATACGGCACCAATGTGGATCAAAAGGAGAATGGCTAAGAGTATATCATTGTAAGAAGTGTAATGACGAATATATATTATTCTAAAAAACATGAACTTAAACATAACTCCAGTAGAAAATATCGTAACAGAACTTTCTTCTATCGATGCTTTCCTCAATATAACAATGAGTGAACAGATAGAAGAGGCCATTCTAAGGGGAAATGATCTGGCTGTATATATCGCTCGCACTGGGAAGCTATTAGCAGACGCTAAATATCACTTGAATGCTAAGAAAAAAACAGAAGTATTCGACACCCTACGAGACACAGCAGCCAGAGCTGGAGCAACTTCAAAAGCCGTCAATGCCATTATTGATAGCCTATGCAAAGACGAGCAATACTTGGTTGATTGGTGTGAACGACTAAATAGAACGGCTACTCACCAATTGGAATGATGCCGGACTGTAATCAGTAAAGCTAAAGCTGAAATGTCTTTAGCTCCTCAAAGTTATAACAATCCTAAATTTTGACAGATATGGAAGAAATTGTAAAAGAACAACCCATTTATGAAGTACAGAAAGTTAAGGTAAAAAACAACCAACTTACAGCTGAATATACGGAAAAGTATATTGAGGCCAATTATAAAAACAACGTAACAAAATCATCTGAACAATTTATCCATCCGGATCTCAGATACGCATTAGACAGGCTCAAAACTCATGTCACGAAAATTTGTGAAATGCACGAAGCTCTTGGTATAGATATATGTGAGCCAACCGAAGATGATTTAAACGAAAAATTAAAATGCATCGTTATCACCGGATACAGTAAAGGAGGATATGATGAATCTGCAGGTGTCTCAATTCAAGCACAAAAACTTCTGAAAAGCGGGCAAGTATTGAATTTGGCTGTTCCCTTTACCAAGTTCGAAGATGAATCAGGAGAAGGATATCCCTTCGGAGAGAACCTAAGAGAAATCATCAATCGATGTGACTATGAGGTAGATGCCTATTTATTTGAAGAAAAATATGGAGTCAAACAAGAATCTTTCGACTTCGATACCCCTGTAGAATCAGAAATCACCGGTCTAGAAGAATCGTCAGCACCGAAAAAAAGAGGTAGAAAAAAGAAAGAAGAAAATCAGGTTTTAGAAGAAATAAAAGCTTTTGACGAATACGCATAATCTATTTTCATACTATGACAATTATCCTACAAAACACCCAGCAAGGACCATGTTATGCTGTTACTTTTGATAGATACCGCAAGCAGGTGGTTGATCGATTAAAAGAATCGGTAACCACCCGCTGGTGGGACCGGCAAAGTGGAACGTGGTTAATACCAGCCAATCCTAAAAGCAAATTGGAATTGGATCAGCTTGCCTTTTATGTACGACATTTTGAGCCGGTACAATGGGGAAACCATATAGTCAAGACGGATGAAGAACAAGTTTTCAGCATCCCCGAAATGCCGGAATTAGAAGGCGACCATGGACTCAAGGTACAACCCTACCCTTACCAACTACAAGGCATAGCCAGAGGACTCCAGCTAAAGCGGTTTATCAACGGTGATGATATGGGATTGGGCAAGACTCTGGAGAGTATCGCCACGATCAACAAAGCAGATGCATTCCCCTGTTTAGTAATCTGTCCCAATGTAGTAAAAATCAATTGGCAACGTGAATGGCATAAATTCACTGACAAAAAAGCTATGGTCTTGACAGATTCTGTTCGCGATAGCTGGCCATTTTTTTGGCAAACAGGCATGAATCAGGTATTCATTACAAATTATGAGAGCCTCCGGAAATATTTTGTCCGGAGAATTGCCAAGGCTGACAAATGGACGTTGAAAGACGTTGAGTTTCACAATACGATCAAGTTATTCAGGTCGGTAATTATCGACGAGTCTCACAAAGTAAAATCTACAGGCACACAACAAACCAAGTTTTGCAAAGGTATAGCAACCGGGAAAGAATACATAATCCTATTGACAGGTACACCCGTAGTTAATAAGCCTAAAGACCTTGTTGCCCAACTGGGAATCATGGATCGCATGATCGACATGGGAGGCTGGAAACACTTCATAAATCGGTATTGTTCCGGTCCTAACCAGGCCAGCAATTTAAAAGAACTAAATTACATGCTTTGGAAACATTGCTTTTTCCGACGGGAGAAAGCCAAGGTACTGACACAACTCCCAGATAAAGTAAGACAAGTTGTTACCTGTGAAATAAGCAACCGCAATGAGTATCTTGATGCAGAACGCGACCTGATTGATTACTTGCGCCGTTACAAAGAAGCTGATGACGAAAAGATTCAAAAATCCCTGAAAGGAGAAGTTATGGTGCGCATTGGTATTCTGAAAGACATAACCGCCCGAGGAAAACTTAAAGAAGTCATAGACTTTGTAAAAGATTTCCGGGAAAACGGTAAGAAAATCATTCTTTTCTGTAATCTGCATGAGATAGTAGACCGTTTATTGGACGTATTTCCTTCTGCGGTCTGTGTTACGGGCCGACAAAACATGCAAGAGAAACAAGCTGCAGTCGACTCGTTCCAAAAGAACCCCAAAACGGATATCATTATCTGTTCCATCAAAGCGGCCAGTGCCGGAATCACTCTGACCGCTGCCAGCGACGTAGCGTTCATTGAATTACCATGGACTTATGCCGATTGCGACCAAGCAGAGAGCCGGGCACACCGAATCGGACAAAAAGATTCGGTAAACTGCTATTATCTGTTAGGCAGACGGACAATCGATCAAAAGCTCTATAGGATAATAGAAGAGAAAAAGCATATCAGCAATGCAGTCCTGGGGGCGGAAGATAACATACAAACAAATATTGTAGACATGATGGCTAACCTATTTGATGGAAATGACAAGGAGGATGAACCATGAGCAGCATAAAGTCTTCTGATATTCAATATCCATCTAGAAATTGTACAAACTGCCTCCGATATCCTTGTTTTATGGGACAAGGTATCGGAAGCCATAAAGCGAACTTCGCAGCTTATGGCTGTGTAAATTATATAACTAAACAAATCATTAAACAGAGAAACTATGACAAGAGAAGAAAGAAAACAAGCAAAGATTGAACGATATCATTATTTAGCTGAAAATGCCAGTAAAGAATCAAACGACTTACTTAACAAGTCTTCACGGATGGCTGAAGCGATCCCTTTCGGACAACCTATACTAATAGGTCACCATTCGGAGCAGAGAGACAAAAATTATCGGAATAAAATCTGGAATACAATAGGTAAGTCTGTAAAAGCTGCAGAGAAAGCACAGTATTACGAACAAAAAGCAAAGGCTGCAGAAAATAACAACGCAATCTACCTGGAAGATGAAGACTGTATAGAAAAATTAGAAGAAAAACTAAGGAATCATATTCATCTTCAAGAACAAATGAAAGCAGCCAATAAGATTGTAAAGAGCAAAAAAATATCTGATTCCGATAAAATAAAAAACTAAAAGATATTGGATTATCAGAAGAAAGTGCAATAAAACTAATAAATCCTGATCAGATTCATGGCCCAGGTTTTGCTCCTTATCAATTAAGTAACAACAACGCTATAATCCGGAACACCAAGCATCGATTAGAACAAGCTGTCAAACTAAAAAATACAGAAAGTAAAGAATATATGATAGCTAATGTCAGGGTCGTAACCAACACTGAAGAAAACAGACTCCAATTGTTTTTCCCAGACAAACCCGACGAGGAAACACGAACTAAACTAAAAAAGAATGGTTTTAGATGGTCTCCACTAAATGGTTGTTGGCAGTCATACTTAACTCGATTACAGGCATACAGAGCCAAATGTCTCCTTAATAAAGAATAATTACATCTCCCCGTAACAACGGGGAGAAATAAATAATAAAATAAAAATATGAATAGAATAGGATTGTTTTCCATTGACAGTAAATATCCGAATCTAGCTTTAATGAAAGTATCTGCTTACCACAAATCATTATGTGATATCGTTGAATGGCATGATCCTTTGGAACACTATGACAAGGTATATGTATCTAAAATATTTAGTTATACTCCAGACTATGCATATTATATAAATGCTCATGAAATAGAGCGGGGAGGTACAGGATATGACATAGGAAAAGAATTACCAGAAATAATTGACAAGATGCAACCCGACTACAGCATATATCCTTTGATTGACAAACGTACTGCCTACGGCTTCCTGACACGTGGATGCCCTAACAAATGTAAATGGTGTGTAGTTCCTATGAAAGAGGGAAATATCAGACCATATATGGATGTAGAGGAGATTGCCATTGAAGGAAGAAAAAATCTTATACTGATGGATAATAATATTCTAGCCTCCGACTATGGAATCGGTCAGATAGAGAAAATTGTCAAGTTGGGATATAAAGTTGATTTTAACCAGGCACTCGATGCAAGGCTCGTCACAGATGATATAGCTAAGCTTCTGTCCAAAGTTAAATGGATTAATCGTATAAGATTCGGATGTGACACACAAGGTCAGATAGCAGAATGTGAACGAGCCACTTCTCTGATAGATAAATATGGTTATCATGGGGAATATTTCTTCTACTGCATCTTGCTTGACGATTTTAAAGAGTCATTTAGCAGAGTAAATCATTGGCGGAATAAAGGGAAAAGGTTTTTGCCCCATTGCCAGCCTTATAGAGATCCTAATAATACACGCCAGATCATACCACAATGGCAAAAAGATTTGGCTTCATGGGCTGATAAGAAGTGGATATTTAGGTCTTGTGAGTTTAAGGATTTTGAACCAAGAAAAGGATTTAGATGCAAAGAATATTTCATATGAACACAGAAGAAAAGGTGATGGCCATTATCCATCGATAATAAGCACAAAGATAATTTCTCAATTTATAATAAATAAAATGGATGAAATGAAAGTAATAGTAACATTCAGTGGTGGCAAAGATAGTCTTGCATCACTTCTTTGGGTACGAAATAATCTTACAAAAGATTTTATAACAGTATTTTGTGATACAGGATGGGAGCATCCTTTAACCTATCAATACATTAAAGAAATACGCAATCAACTTGAACTGAATCTCGTAACAGTGAAATCAAAAAAGTTTGATGGCTTGGTAGATTTGGCAAAAAAGAAATCACGTTGGCCGTCTTCACAGCGTAGGTTCTGTACATCTGAATTAAAGACAATTCCCATGATTGATTATATACTTGATGAAGTAAACGATAACATCCTAATGATACAAGGAATACGTGCAGCGGAAAGTGTTAAACGTGCCGAAATGTCAAAACAATGCACTTATTTCAAGTATTACGTACAACCATACGGAAAGGATAAGAACGGAAAAGATAAATACCATACCTATCGTCGTAAAGATGTGTTGGCTTTTCGTGAGAAATACTCTGATGATTTATTACGACCGGTATTCGATTGGTCGGCTCAACAAGTGATAGACTATATACTTGATAACGGATTAGAACCAAATCCACTTTATCGGATGGGATACAAACGAGTAGGATGTTATCCATGTGTTATGGCTTCTCAGCAAGATATTTATAATATCAGTGTTCAAGATCCTCAGAGAATAAATTACATCGCAAACCTTGAACAACAGTTATCAAGTAGTTTTTTTGGACCGGATAAAATACCATCGAAGTATTATAAAGGCGAATATCCCCTTATTGGAGATGTTGTTCGGTATGTAAAGGGTAAACATTCTACTGGATCGTTATTTGATGATGACGTAGCTACAAGCTGTATGAGTTATTATGGTCTTTGCGAATAATCCTAGAAAATTTATTACCAAATAAGGAGGAGTAAGCATGAAAGCAATATCAATCAAACAACCGTGGGCGAGCCTAATCGCTCACGGGATAAAAGACATCGAAAACCGGACATGGAAGTGTCCTCAGAAATACTTAGGTCAGAGGATACTGATTCATGCAAGCAAAGGTAAAGGAGATGGTTGGGTATTAAATGAAGAGCAAGGATTGAAACTTCAAATGCACCCCTCCAATCTTAGAAGTACATTCTATGATGATTTACCTTTTGGTGCCATCATCGGCAGCGTAGTAATAGAAGATTGCGTACAGAACCATCATTCAGTGTGGGCAGAGAAAGAGTGTTGGAACTGGGTGCTGAATGATGCAGTTCTGTTTGACAAACCGATTCTGCATGTGAAAGGTAAATTGGGATTTTGGAATTATAATTTGGAGGATTAAGCGATGAAAACATTTACGATAAGCGTTCCGACAAAAAAAGAAGAAATAAAGAACTGTTTTATGCAGTTGTTCGGCTGGATGACGCATCCTGGTAGGATGAAAAGGAATAAATCACTATTTGATAAATTGTATAATGAAATATGTGATGAATTAAATTCAGGATACTGGAGAAACGACATTTCGAAAGAAATGAGAGACCGTCTTACTTCGTATCCATACGGAAAGATTGCAGAGATGATTATTGAAAAGAAAAGGAAGCTGCTATGAACTTAAATGAATTAAGAGATAAAGCCTACCGACTCTCACGATCCCACCCCCAATTTTAGAGCGTTTATATATTAAAGGACTCGTCATATCAACAAAAAGGCCAGATCTTCATAATGGATCATCTGGCCTTATATTCACATTGCTGTTGGATTTTTTCAAGAACCGCCACTTGATTTCATGGATTAATTGTAACCTTCTTCCCTATTATTAACACTGTATCTATCCATAAGGTGAACTTCTTCTTTCGTTCCAAATAATTCAGATTATGTCCATACAACTTTATCTTGATAGAATTAGTCCAAAATACACTAATTCCTATTTTATCCGTTCAAAAAAAATAGGTTTTTTACCAGGATTCATTTTACGGATATATCCATCTGTAACTAATTTACTAATCATTCTACCAACAGTTCCTCCATCTTTCAGCTTAGGATCTATAATTTGCCCCCATCCTAAAATATCATGTTTTGAAAATCCAAAACTTCCTATTTGTGTATTCTCTATCAACCCCTTTACAAGAATACTATGTACATAATCTCTGTTACTCATATTAAATTCTCCTTTTATTATGCACAAATATACAGATAATATTAGAAATACAACAAAAATTTAGTCAGAACTACCACACCCTCCAATATCCACCAACTCCAACATAAGGAGACAATCCATCCCGTCCGATTCCATAACCGGCTATCACACCGATACCCCATCTGCGAGGTTTCTCCCGGATGATAATCTTCTCGGGGTAAACCCATACACTATCCAATGACGGCTTATAACCAGATACCCAAGCACGGTAATTTTCGGTTTGGTATTCCTTCTGCGTTATAAGGAAAGGGATATAAACCGGTTCATGGATCGTATCCCCAGTCAAGGTTATATAGACAGGGAACAGCTCTGGTATTTCCTGTACGACAGTCTCGATCACGGGATAAGTGATAATGTCACGAACCGTATCACGGATGCGGACGGTATCAGCTACAGGCGTGGAACCACATGTTCCCCGTCGCCCACAACCGTAGCCAATTGCAGAACATATTACTGCAGTTAGCAATATGATAAGTATAGCTTGCCAAGCTTTCATAACTTCAAATATTCTTATATTCCACTTCAGCATCGAAGCACGGACACATCTTGGTCCATTCGTTAGGCGTGATCTTCCCGTCACCGTTCAGATCTGGCGATAGGTCACGATGGCCACAGATACGGCTGTCCGGAAATTGAGCTACCAGTTTAAGCAATAATTCCACGATGGCACTCCGTTGCGCATCCGTCCGGGTATCATCAGGATTACCGTCAGCATCCAAACCACCCTCATAGCAGATACCAATCGAATTTTTATTGTATCCTGTCACGTGAGCCGGAATAAGTTCCAACGGGCGCATCGGTACGACTTCGCCGTTCTTACGGATATAGAAATTATACCCGGCAGAATTAAACCCACGGGCCTTGTGGTCACGTTCCAACTGTTCCGGCGTGTAATCCTTATCAACTCGGGTCGCCGAGCAGTGGATCACGATCAAATTTATTTTGCGATTAATATTTCTCATTTTCCTTCCTCCTTGTCTTTCTTGATTAATTTAATCAGTTCCTCTGCATCCTTCTCCTGGGCACAACTTATTATTCTGGCAACCATATCAACGACTTCACCTGCGTGGCTCCGTTTCTTTTTGCTGTTCTCAATGACAGAACGGAACTCGATAAGTAATATCCCAAGCGTAGCTAATATGGCACAATAAGGGATGGCATACCATGTGAAGCATAAGCCTAATACGTCTATTAAGACAGCAAAAACCAGTACACGCAAATAGTCAATAATCTTTGTTACCGTTTTCCGTAGTGCACGACTACTTATCGGTTCTTTATTCACTCTTGCAGCATCTATGCCGGTCCACATATCAATAAACGAGGCAATAATAATCAGGATACAACATATAAAAATGATTGTCGTTCCATGGTGTATGTCTTGAGTGACATTCAGGTGTAGTACTTGCTCCATGCTTCTCCTCTAATGAAGGGCGGCCTGTCACACCGCCCAATTGATAACCTAAACTACCTAAAACTTAATCCAAATGAATTACTTCATCTTTCGGCTTAAACAGTTCCCAAACAACTTTAACCAGATCATAGAATCCACATCCGGATAATCCGGCAGCAACTCCATATATCAATGTCTGCCACCAGATAAGTCCAGCCAGTGGTTCCGAGATTTTCAATACCCATGCCAGCATACAGACAACGATACCGACAGCTACCGAAATACCGATCTTAGCAATTTTGCTGTCATCAATGCTAGGGAATGCCTTAAAAATCTGCGTTACAGCCGAAGATATTAACCCGACTATTCCACCGAAAGTAGAAAGGTCTATTGCAAACTGAGCTTCTTCGCTCGTTACTTCTGTTTGTGCAAATACACCACACACAAAGAGCAATAACATGCTCATAACCAAAACAATCTTTTTCATAACCTAAACATTTTAACTATTAAACAAAATAAAAACAATAACACTGCTATAATGACACTACTACATAAAAATATAGCTTCTTTCTTTTTTAAACTCTCCATGGTTTATTCTATCGCTTTCGCATATCTAGGGCAATCTCGTAGTTTGGCATACAACGGGGTTGTTGCCTCGATACACTCATAGGTGATACCATCTTCCTTATAATATTTCCCTAGTTCCAAAGACATATTACCATCAGCCGGATAAGGGATAGGGTCTTCTTTTGTTCCGGCGTGTTGTTCATCTATCCTTTTATAAATGGATTCGGTTCCGGTAGATCCTGGCTTCCATTGAGACTGAAGGGTATGTTTCTGAATAACCTCAAACAGATCGTTGACATCTTTCTCTTTTTCTACTATACGAAGGCGGAAACCGGTATCTACCTCTTTTCCAAACTCGGCACCTTCCTCTCCCCACACAGGAGCAAAATTCTTTACTTTTACCGCACTTTCTGCCGGAAGGTTTGCTGTCGAATATAACATCTTGGATAAGGCCATCACATCTTGCAGTCCGGGTTGGGTGGTGTCTGGTTTATAACCGTCATGGCTCGAAAGGCCGATTTCATCCAATTCTGCTTTTACCCATGAAATAAATTCATCGTGTTCTTTTACTTCCGTATCGTTTATATCTTCCCGAAACTTGCGGGACAAAGAGGCATTCAGACTTGCAACCTCCAATGCGGAGGTAAGTCCGTAAGCCTCCATCTCGGCGGCATTAATGGCTTTATTTCTAGTGACCGGCTTAACCACCCTTACTGGAAAAGCAAGGGCGATTTCCATTTCCCGCCCATCCGCTTCAATTACCGTCTCTTTTGTGTGGCCAATGAACAGCGTTACCGCAGGACCTTCATCCAGCGACACGTATTTCCCGTTCAACCATGTTGTCTTATTTTTATTATTATCTTGTTCTGCATTAATTGGGACTTGAACTTTATTAACCGTGATCATCTTCTATGTACGTTAACTGGTTGGTACTGCCCTTGAAGATGTAACCGCACTGATTCTCGATCTCAACGTCCTCAAGGGGTAAAAGATTTCTCTTCCCAAACTCCTTTTCGCACGCTACCATAAACTGAATGATACCCTGATAATTTCCATGAAACTCACGAGCCAACACCTTACCGGTTTTCTCGCCATCAACCACTTCGTCAAAACCTATCAGGCATTTGATCCAGTTGGGTTGTTTCTGGCTGTTATAACGGATCTCATAATCGTAAATCGTTATCACTACTCCGATAAGCTCACGTATCTCTATATTACGTGCATCCATGGCACGGTCTATGCGTACCTTCTGTGTTAAATCTTTCAGTTTCATATTATCTTGTATTCTATTAATCAGTTGAAAGCAGTCTGCGTGGATCAGCAGGCCGAAATATGATGCCCAGGAACGGTCGTTGTCGCATTTCTTCGCGTCCCTCGCTATGGATTCCCGAATCCGGACGTAACCCTTGTTATGGTCGCATACTCCCTTGTTTTCATTCCGGTGAAACACGTAGCCACAAAAATCAAGCGGTTTGGACATCGGCTGTATGACGCAGGAATGACGCTTCGAGCGTATCCCCAAAACATACCACCAATAATTCTTCACTCGCCATTTGGCCTGCTGTGCTTCTTCTACCGTATGGAACGCCATAAAATTATCGTCGGCATAACGGATCGCAAAAGGGGCAAAGTCCTTGACGTAATAATCAAACGCAAGCATCAGGACATGATGGATGAATGGGGATGTTGGTGTTCCTATCGGCAGTTTTCCATCTACGAAAGACACATCGACAGCGAAATCAACCAGCCACTTGTCATCAATAACCTGTTTCAAGGCTCGGCGGAATGTTTTGGCAGTAACATGCTCGTAACATTTCCGCTGGTCTATAAGAAGGCAGTAGTGCAAATCCGTCCGATCAAAATAAACTTGCTTCATTCGGTATATCACGGACCGGCGGGAATCTTTCGCCGTTATGCCACAGCCTTTCTTACAATTCAAGCCATTCAGGTTATCTTTACTGTTATACACCGGCTCCAACAAGTTTAGCAGCAAGTGCTGGTAGATCCGGGTTACAAGCGACGGGCTGTCTATATGTCGTTCCTTCCCGTTCTTGTTTACCTTCTCCAGCACACGGTACGACAGGAACTCTTTCCATGAACCATCGAGAAGTGCATCATACAGCTTGGCGCAACGATTCTGGAAGTCCTCGATAAAATCAGTAACTTCCCGTTTGCCGGAGTGCCCTTCAAAGGCTCTCCATGCCGCTTTCTCGATGTCCTCTGGGCTCAGATTTGAGCTTATTCCTGTTATCCGTTTCATGCAAGCCGGGCATTTAAGTAGCGCCTTGACGCTACTACACATCTCATCCTTTTCTGGAACATGTGCGTTGTCTTTTATTTTTTCGTCACTCCTGGACATGAATGGAAGGGGGTGTCTTTTTCTTTTTCCGATTTGGGCAGACCCGGCATAATTGCGGTTCGTATTAGATGCGACGTTGTTCGCATTCACATTACGCGCGGAACAATTGCCATTATTAGCATTGCCGCGAAAACGCAGGCCGGCCTTCCATCCATTCTTTCAACCTGTCTTTTGCGGTTCGGTGGTCGCGGTCCCAGTGCCGGACTTGCCGCAAGACGGCAGGATTTTTCAACGCCAAATTTCGATATTTTTTTCATTCCCTTTTACTCCTTTTTTCATGTTATCTAACACCCCGGGGCTTGCAGCCCCTTTATTCCGCTTGCAGCGGGGCTGCGCCTGCTATCAAGGCTTGGGCAGACCCGGCATAAAA